AAGCGTCGCCGTCCGAAGTCGTACACAGACAGCAGCTTGCGGTTGCACTCGTTCTCTATCTCCACAGCGTCGGGCGCGATGGTGCGCTGTAGGTATTCCATCGTGGCGTTCGTGTAGTCGTTGTAGTGCGAGTTGGTGTCGAGCATCAGCAGCGGTCGCGGAGTGGCGTAGAAACGGGCCACGTCGTCGAGTCCCATGTTCAACTGCTCCATGAGCTGCATGTCCTGCGCGTTCATCGAAATGTTCTGGATGTGTGATAGGTTCTGAAGAGCCACCACGTCCTGCTGGTAAATCTCGCGGTTGATCTGCTTGGCATACGCCTGAGCCTCCTTCGGGTCGAAACGTCCGTTGGCGATAGGAGCCACCGTCGAGTCGGCACCCTCCGAGATGAGCAACTTCACACGACCGCCCTTGGCTGCATTCTCCAGGGCCTGCGCCTTCTGCGTCTTGATGAGCGTCAGCGTGTCGAAGGCATAGCGCAACGTGGGGATGCCCCAGAAGCCGTTCTCCTCCTTGAACGTGTTCGGGAAGTGGAGCACGTCACGCGCCGGAATGTTGGCACGGCTGCGCTCGCCACGGTCAGAGAACCACGTCAGATTGTACGTCCCCAGCCCCATGTTGTAACCGCCACAGATGGCACGCCACAGCGCAATCGGCTCGCCGGTGTCCGTATCACGCTCGATGTAAACAAAACCATTGCCGCGCTGTAGGCGGTCGATGGTCACCTGCTCCCATAGCGTCGCCGCCGTCGTAATCGGGTTCGGCTCCACTTGCAGCAGGTAGTTGATTTTCGTCCCCTGGCTCTGATAGCGGTCAGAGTTCGACACATCCATCACGAAGTTGCCGCCCTCGCGGTCAAGCCGCTGGTACTGGAGCTGCATTTGTCCGATGGTCTTCGCCCTCAGCTCGATGGCACGGTACACCGCCGAGATAGCCAGAGCCATGCGCGGCGACTGCACCGGCACGATGTTCTCCTCGAACGACCCGCCGTGACCCTCCAGCTGCTTCTTCGCATAGTCCGTCGTGTCGGCAGTGGAAGCAGGTACTCCCACCCGTCCGCCACCGATGGCAGGGTGGTCGGTCGAAGCCTCGCGGAAGTTCAACGCCTCCGTCGGTGTCGCTGCCTTGAAAAGATTACTGAAAAAACTCATATCTATTTCTTGCTTTTATTACTCTTGCGTTTTTGCGTCTTGGGTTTACCGTCGGCAACCACTGGCGTTCCTTGCGCCTCGTCGAATGATGGCGGTGGAACCACGCCAAGAATTGCCTCTTTTTCCTCAGTCCGCTCATTGATGGCAAAGAAGTAGTCAATGGCCTTTTTGCGATAGTCGGCTGTGTATTGGTCGCCGTTCGGGAATCCGCGTCGCATCTTTTCCAGAAACTCCTCGGCGGTCTTGGTGTGATAGTGATTCACCCATGCCACTTCGTAGAGTGGTGGCATGGTAGGATATTGCTCGACCTGCTCACCCTTCGCATTGACCACGCGCAAACAGTTAGGATTGACAGGACAATGCGGTTGGGTCTCAAACTCCATGAAAATGATGCCACGACGCACAAAGCACTTCACGAACTCCCTGCCGTCGGGATAGCGGTTGCCGATGAACGGCTCCGTGAAGCGATCCATCACGGGACGGTCTTCATAATGTGTCAGCCCATTATCGGTCATCATTCGCCACGACAGCACCACCACGTCTGCCTCCTTCATGCCTGCAAGCAGCGTCGCCATATTGTCGCAGCCGTCAATCATTTCGTCAATGTCGAGAAATCCCATCCATGCGAAGTCGCAGCCGTACTTCTGATATACCTCGTTGTATGCCTTGTCTTGCACGTTGAACGAGCCGCCTTGGTTGCGGTAGTCGAGCACTTTCACCAGTCCTTTCTCGATGTAGTCACCCAGCACCGCTGTCGGCTGTTCCTCGTCGCCGTGCGAATTGTCGCAGATAAAGATTTTCTTCACACCAAGGCTCAGGTGATGAGCCACCCATTCACGCAGGTATTTGTTCTCACAGCGGACGATGGCACACAGGGCAACATCCTTCGGCTCTATCTTCTTCTGCACCTCAATCTTGTCGGCATCGCTCACGGCCCATAACTGGCGGTGGCTGTTGATCCACGCCATCTGAGCGTTCAGGTTGTCCTGCTTCCACGAACCACCGCCGTAGTGCTCCACGAAGAGCCGAATATCCACATGCAAGCCTTTCAGTCGCGGGCGTTTCTTCAGCACCTCATCGAGCAGACAGGCACCCGTATCCATCCAATTTCCTCGGTCGTTGCGGTCGGCTTTCAGTCCCCAACAGCGGTCGGGGTCAAAGTATCTTGCGCCCTCCCGTGTCAGCATCGGCACGTTCATCCAACAGAGCATCGGCATGATGCGTGGAACATCAAACGGGTTGCCCTTCTGGTGCTTCTGCACAAAGCCGACAAACGAATACTCCTCGCGGAAGAACTCATCGATTGGTTTCTTGATCATGATGTCGCTCTCCATCAGCACGAAGCCTTCGGGCAACAATTCCCACAACTTTTGCACCGTCACGATGTGCTTGGCACTGCCCCACACACTCGACTGATAGATGCCGACGCTGGGATTTCGGTCTGGGTACTCAGCCAGGAACTTGTCGAAGTCGATGACCTGTCCCCGTGTGTTGTCAATCACTTCCACGCCCTCCATCTTCGCCGTGAATGGTCGTTCCTGAATCACCTTGCCGTCTGGCAAAGTCAATGTCGCAGAGTTGTCAAACACGACAACCCTGTAATCCTCACCCCCATGCTTCCGCAGGCTCCTGATGCCCGCCTCCGTCAGTTCGGGAGTATTGAAATGAATAATTGCTACTGTCTTTCTCATATCTTCTGGGTTTAGTTGTTACTTGTCGTTCACAATCAGCTGCATAAGGAATTGCAGCGTGTCCTCGCGTCTGTTCGCGTTCCATGTCTCGGGGATGATCTGATACGTCTTTTCATGGTACTTGATACGGCTTCGCTCGTTGAACACATTCGTCCATCTCATACGCACAATCTTCACCGCATATACATCCAAGCTGCCAGCGTTCATCGCTGACTTTCCTTTCTGATAGTCCACATTCGCATGAAGGCACGGCCCTTCTTCCCATTCCACGCCAGCCGAGTCGAGACCGTACTTCCCAGCCTGCGCCTCCTTACGGTTCAACACCTGAATTATCTCGTGTAGAAATCCTGCTGAATATCCCATAGCCTACTCCGTTTCAGGGTTAATGATCTTGTCACAGTCTTCCTTAGCCTTGGCGATGGCCTGGCGGAACTTCTCGCAGATGTACGATGTCGGATTTTGGATGTAGGCATAGCGGTTGTAGAGAGCCGCCATGTCGCGCCGTTGCGTGTCGTAGGCTTCAACCAGTTCCTCGCTCGGTTCGGAGATTTCCCCGAAGTCGAAGTCAAACTCCGTCATCACCACGGTCAGTTTGTCGAGCAACCCGTCACGCTCCACCTCCAATGGCGTGCCACCAGTCAGCACCATATAGTTCTTCACCATGAATGAGAATCCGAAGGCAATCTCTTTGCTGTCCCGTTGCTCTTCTGCGTCGCGGTTCTTATAGAGCGACTGCACCAGCAACAGCGTGGCGTTGAAGATAGGATCAGGAATGCGCCCATAGGTGTCGATGAAGTTTTCATACGTCCGGCGCGTCAGGTCGAGGATGGCTTGCTCGGCAGCGACACCGAACTGCTCCAGTTCTGCAACCTCGCAGTCGAAGTCAATACGGCTGTGCGTCTTGATGGCATCTACACTCAACCACCGCAAACTCGTGTCTTTTTTATCACTCATATCTTGAAATCTTTTTGTCTTTACCATTCGGACAAAAATGGGTTAGGGGTTTACTTTTCAGTGCGCCCGTTCAGACCAACCCTATCCCCTCCTCGCTCGGCTTTGCCGCTTGCTACCGAAGGGACGCAAGAACTCAGGAGGGGAATTTCTCCCCCAGAGTAGGGGGAGCCAGAGGGGGTCTGAACAGACGCAAAAAAAAGCCCGCATCGCTGCGGCCCGACCAAATAGAGAAATCTGTTATGAAGAAAATCAATTTAATCCGTTCCATTCAGCACTTTGAGCAGAGCCGTGCGTGTGAGGTACGACGGCATCGCACGGAACTCCTTGCGCAACACCTCTTCCTCGTCGGGGTTTATCTCCACGGGGCCTTCACCCTGCCACAGTTTCATGCCGAGCATACAGGTGATCATATCCCCACCGGCGAAATAGAGCTTTTTGCAAAGTTCCTCTTTCAACGGCTTCACATCGACGGGATTACCATTGAGATCATTAATCACTACCTTGCTAAAATCGAAGGTCTTTAAATTCTTCTGTTCCATAGTTCCAAATATTTTAAATGTTATTGTCTCTCGTACATTAATGTATATGTCACTCTGTAGTTCTGGGTTGTCGGGTCTTGCACGGCTGGCACTTGTCCGTATGCATTGCTGCATGAAATCCATTGCCACGGGCCTCCGTTATGCTCTAAGGGCGTAGGACTTGCCGTGATCTGTGGCGTAGCACCTTCAGTAGAATAATACACTTCATCATAAAGTGTGATGCCTGCATTATCATCTACGAGTTCTACCGTACATTTTACCATCGTACAGTCATAAGTATATCGCGGGTTCGGCCATGATGTAGTTGCGTATGATCTGTTACGAGCCGTCACAGTACCGCTGCTCAGTGTGGCCAACCCTGGCATCAGCACAGTCCTGTCTGCTGGCAGCAAGCCTGATACCACAAGCCGGTATTCGGTTTGCTTCTCAGCCACCACCTCACAAAGTCCTTGTGTGGCGAAATCAATCTGAGGGGCTTCAAGGCTATACACCTGATAGGCCCCGGTAGTCCACGTTGTGCTCCTGTGACGGGTGATGAAGCAAACGAGCGTCAGCACATCACCGACGGCCAAACCGCGATAGGCATCCTTCAGGTCTTCAAGTGACAGGAGATTTGTCGTGCCGTCGGTGGTCTTGGCATAAGCGGCATTACCGATGACTACAGCCACACCGAAATAGACCGCACCGCCAGCCTGACCAAAGATGTCATTCAGCGTCAGGTTATAGCCATGTACGGACTGTGTGAGGAATTGCACCTTGGCAAACAGCAGTCCGTTCTTCAATACCGCCTTCTCCGGCAGTGACTTAATGGAGAATGGGCATACGGCTGAATGCAGATATTGGTTAAAGTCCAATATTCGGTATGGTTCGTTGTATGAACCGCCTCTCGGTTTCAGATATTCCCATGCGCCGAGGGCCGTTGTGATGGTTTCATTCACACCCGACATTCCTGGAATTGAAAAACCGCAGGTGTTGATTTCCTCACCATAGATATTCTGAGGATTACGCCACCAAATGACATAAGCAGCATTAACCCATGATCCGTTGGCATTCAGCCATGCCTGAGAGGGATTGGTGGGATTCTTCGTCGTATCGAGATACTGATAACGGACAGGCTTGTACTTTGCCCAGCAGTTGATTTCCGTGCGTGCTAATACGGCCCAACTGAAACCACCTCCATCATCTGGAACATTGTCATACAAATCCACCTTGATGATTGTACCAAGGTCGCCGCTGATCTTTCGTTCTACGATGGTACTGCTGACAAGTTTTGCCAGCGTCACGGGCACAACTCGCTGCAAGTCGGCTATCTCTACAGGTGCTACAACTACGCCACTATTTATTGCCATAATCCTACACTCCTTTAAAATTATACTGTTGTACCACCGCTTCCGGCACCGAGAGAAGAGACGTACTTGTCGGCATAAATACCTGCGTTGACGATATGCAGACCTCCATTTGTGGTGTCGTGCTCGATGGTGATGGAGCCAATGACCAGTTTCTCAACCGTCAACACACCGTTAGCGTCGAGAGTGGCAGAATGATTGCCGCTGCTACCCGTACCTGACTGGAAGACAACACGACGGCCACGGATATAGGTGGGAAGCCCAGAATTAGCCATTGATTCGCCAACGACAAAGTTATTACTCGTGTCGAGTGTCAGCATAGATAGATAATTTGTCTGCCCATACTGCTTCCACGATATTTTCTTGTCATTGTCGATCTTGATGTTCGCAGCGTTCTCAATGTCTCCATAGACGGCCTTTGTCTGTCCGCTGGTCTGAAGCGTCCGTCCCCACCATGTGTATGAAGCGAGGGCTGTCTGAGACAAATATGTTGCCGACAAATCGGGAATGTCTGCGGCTACGAGTTCACGCCATGAGGGAGCACCGTCGGCAGCTGTGGGCGATGCCAGCACCCTGTTCTTGGTTACTGTCCCACCGAACGACAAAGCAAACGTTCCGCTGGTGGTGATGGTCTGCGATGTGTTGTTTGACACCTTGAATCCGTCAGGTACGGTCATGCCGACGCTTGCAACCGAACCAGAACTATAATTCTTGTAAGTCCAGCGAGAGCCATCCCAGCAAAGTACCTTATTCGAGCCTGATGGCGCACCCATGCCATTGATGCTGGCCAACGGTTCTGTGAGGATGCCGCTGCCGCTGCTGCCGCCGGAGCCGATGCCGAGAGCGGAGAGATAATGTTCCGTCCAAGCACCGAACATAAGCTGAATATCCGTGATGTCGGTTTCGAGGTCGTTAGGCTCCACCACCACATCATCATCATTCTCATCCGTGCCGTTGACGGTGAACAGCCTGGCGAAGAATTTCTTGCTGACGAAGTTCTGGTTGACCCATATCTGCGAGGCGTAGCCGTCAAGGTCTGCACTTTCGCCTCGTGAGCCACCGCCACCGTAGCGGTCGCCAACCATGCGCTGAATCTTATCTCTGTTGATTGTCTTCATACCTTTCGGGTGAAATCATGTAAAAGGTTTACTATGTCGGCATCTCCAAGAGTGACAGCCTTACCACATCATCGCGCCAATTGTGGCTGATGGCGACAGG